TACGGTCGGTTTCGCGAGGCAGTTCTCCGAGGCGAGATTCCAGTGAATCGTGAAATCTCTCAGGAGATGAATCGGATCGATTCGCTCATCGCTAACCCTAATATTTACTATGACGATCAGGCCGTCGAAGGATTTATTCGCTATTGCGAAGGCGAATTGACTTTGACGGACGGGTCAGACCTTCATCTTCTTGATTCGTTCAAACTCTGGTCCGAGCAAATCTTTGGTTGGTATTACTTCGTTGAGCGTAGCGTCTACGTACCAACCCCAGATAATCACGGAGGCCATTACGAGAAACGACAGATCAAGAAACGTCTGACTCTCAAGCAGTACCTAATCGTCGCTCGTGGTGCGGCCAAGTCGATGTATGCATGGTGCATTCATAGCTACTTCCTAAACGTCGATACGACGACAACGCATCAGATCACCACAGCACCGACGATGAAACAAGCAGAAGAAGTGATGGCTCCTGGTCGTACATCAATCGTACGATCTCGTGGACCACTCTTCATGTTCCTGACTGAAGGGTCTCTCCAGAACACAACCGGCTCGAGAGCCAATCGAGTGAAGCTGGCGTCGACGAAGAAAGGTATCGAGAACTTCCTTACCGGCTCTTTGCTCGAGGTCAGACCGATGGCGATCAACAAGCTTCAAGGACTGCGTCCTAAGATCTCGACGATTGACGAATGGTTGTCTGGTGATCTTAGAGAGGACGTTGTCGGCGCTGTTGAACAGGGAGCATCGAAGCTCGAGGACTATTTGATCGTTGCCATCAGCTCGGAAGGAACGGTCCGAGCCGGTTCTGGTGACACCATCAAAATGGAGCTTGCTGACATTCTTAAAGGCGAGTACTACGCACCGCACGTTTCGATCTGGCATTACAAACTCGACGAAATCGAAGAAGTTTCTAATCCGGCAATGTGGGTAAAAGCAAATCCGAATTTAGGATTGACGGTGTCTTATGAAACGTATCAGCTTGATGTGGAACGGGCCGAGAAAGCGCCAGCGAGTCGAAATGATATTCTCGCGAAGCGCTTTGGGATTCCAATGGAGGGCTATACCTATTTCTTCACTTACGAAGAGACCCTTCCACATCGTCGTCGAGAATTCTGGCAAATGCCATGTTCTCTTGGGGCCGATCTTTCCCAAGGCGATGACTTTTGTGCGTTCACGTTTATATTCCCGTTAGGACGTGAGCGGTTTGGAGTGAAGACTCGGAGTTACATTACTGAACTTACGTTGATGAAGCTTCCTGCTGCTATGCGACAGAAGTACGAAGAGTTCATCAACGAGGGAAGTCTTCATGTCATGCCCGGAAGTATTCTCGATGTCGGGCAAGACGTATACGAGGACTTGGACAAGTTCATTCTGGACTCCGAATTCGACGTTCGTACTTTTGGTTACGATCCGTACAATGCGAAAGAGTTTGTTCAACGCTGGGAAGCGGAGAATGGACCCTTTGGTATCGAGAAAGTAATCCAAGGAGCGAAGACTGAATCGGTTCCTCTTGGTGAGATCAAAATCATGGCAGAAGAGCGACTTCTGATCTTCGATCAATCTCTTATGTCATTCGCAATGGGTAACGCAATCACTCTAGAGGATACCAACGGAAACCGAAAGCTCTTGAAGAAGCGTCAGGACGAAAAGATCGACAATGTTGCCGCCCTTCTAGACGCCTGGGTTGCGTACAAGGTGAATAAGGAGGCGTTTGAGTAATGCCTACGAACTGGAACGCGTTCGTAAACACAGCCGCCATGGTTGTGATCGCGGTTTTCGTCGTTCTTGCTTACTTTAATGGATGGGGCTAGAGAATTTGAGCGATTGGGGAAAGGAGGTGAAATGTGGCACGATTTGGCCCGACGGTGAGACATGCTTGGAACGCATTTCTTAATCGAGACCAACGAGAGCTGAAGAAAAATTCGCCTTGGCCTATTCAGCCCGTTCCGAGCTCTTTCGAATACTATGGTCCAGCTAACAGCACAAGACCAGATCGTGTAAAATTTCGAATTCCCAATGAACGCTCGCTTATCTCTTCAATTTATACGCGTCTCAGTATTGACGTTGCGTCTGTTGACATGCGTCATGTGAGATTGGATCAGGAAAAGAGATACATCGAAGACATTGACAGTGGACTTAATAATTGTTTGACCGTTGAAGCTAACATTGATCAAGCAGCGCGCGCATTCAGGCAGGATATTGCAATGACACTTTTTGATAAAGGCGTCGCGGCTCTTGTTCCGGTCGACACAACCATTAGTCCAGAAAAAAGTGGCGGATTCGACATCATGACGATTCGTGTTGGCGATATTATGACGTGGTATCCACATCACGTGCGCGTAAGTGTATACAACGATCGACGCGCACAGCGAGAAGAGATCACGCTACATAAGTCTTCCGTCGCTATTATCGAAAATCCGTTGTATGCGGTGATGAATGAACCGAACTCAACGCTACAGCGTCTTCTTCATAAGCTCAATCTTTTGGACTCTATTGACGAGCAGTCGGCCTCAGGAAAACTCGATCTCATCATTCAGCTTCCATATGTGATTAAGTCTGAGAGCCGTAGAGAGCAAGCAGAGCAGCGCCGAAAGGATATTGAATTCCAGCTAAAGGGCAGCCAGTATGGCATTGCCTATACGGACGGAACTGAGAAGATCACTCAGCTGAATCGTCCAGCCGAGAACAACCTCATGGCCCAGGTCGAGTACTTGACCGAGATGCTCTACGGTCAGCTTGGTCTGACTAATGAGGTTATGAATGGTACGGCTGACGAGAAGGCTATGTTGAACTATTGGAACCGTACGATCGAGCCAGTTCTCACATCTATCGTTGAAGCTATGCGACGAAGCTTCTTGACGAAGACGGCTCGAACCCAAAGACAAGACGTTAAATTCTTCCGAGATCCATTCCGCTTGGTTCCGATTGAGAACATTGCGGAGATTGCCGATAAGTTTACTCGGAACGAGATCTTGACTTCGAATGAGATTCGGCAAGTTGTGGGTCTATCTCCGCATTCCGATCCGAAGGCTGACCGATTGGTTAATAGTAACATGCCAGCGTCTAATCCAGATCGAACAGCAACTAACGGACATTCCTCGGAGGCCGATCCGTCTAAGGTTGAGTTAGCGCCTATTCTAGTTACAAAATCTAGAAAGGACGTTCAAAATGGGAGTTGAGGCAAAGCCTGATTTTAGCGGCTATGCCACGAAGGCTGGTCTCAAGTGTTCGGATGGACGGATCATCACTCCCGATGCCTTCAAGCATCAGGATAAGGAAACTGTTCCGTTGGTCTGGCAGCACGGTCACAATGAGCCCGGCAACGTGCTTGGCCATGCGGTACTTGAGCATCGTGATGATGGTGTTTACACCTATGGGTTCTTCAATGATACCGATGCAGCGAAGAATGCTCGGACCCTAGTGGAGCATAAGGACATCAAGTCGCTTTCCATCTATGCCAATCAGCTCACAGAGAAGTCGAAGCAGGTTCTTCACGGCTTCATTCGTGAGGTGAGCCTTGTTCTGTCGGGTGCTAATCCTGGCGCGCTTATCGATAACATCACTCTGGCGCACGGCGATGGCGACATGGTTACGCTGGAAGATGAGGCAATTATCTACACGGGTTTGGAGCTTTCTCACGCCGACGAAAAGTCGGGAGAGAAGGTTGAACACTCTGAAGACGACCCGACTGTTCAGGATGTCTACGATTCGATGAGTGATGAGCAGAAGGAAGTCGTCCACTATATGATCGCTACTGCGCTTGAGAGTTCCGCAAAGACGCTTAAGCAGTCGGATGATTCTGACGAGAAGAAGGATGAGTCAACGTCGGATCTCGTCCATACTGATGACAATAGTGGAGAGGAAGGACGGCGTATGTCACGTAATGTCTTCGAGCAGCAGAGCGGAGGCAAGAAGGAAGAGAAGCATGTTCTCACCCATGACGCAATTAGTGGAATCGTTGCTGATGCTCAGAAGAGCGGATCGCTGAAGACAGCCGTCGAGTCATACGCGCTTGAGCATGGTATCGAGAACATCGAGATCCTCTTCCCGGATGCCCGAGCTCTCACGGATACTCCGGAGTACGACAGTCGGAGGATGGAGTGGGTCTCCAGTGTCATCAATGGGACTCGGCATTCCCCGTTCTCTCGCATCAAGTCAGTCCTCGCCGACATCACTCACGAGGAAGCTCGGGCCCTCGGTTACATCAAGGGCAATCTGAAGAAGGAAGAGTTCTTCAGCGTGTCGAAGCGGACGACCACGCCCACCACGGTCTACAAGAAGCAGCAGCTGGATCGGGACGATATCCTCGATATCACCGATTTCGATGTGGTGACGTGGCTCAAGGCCGAGATGCGGCTCCTGCTGGACGAGGAGCTCGCGCGCGCGGTTCTCATCGGTGACGGTCGCTCCAACGCCTCTGAGGACAAGATCAAGGACCCGGAGGGCGCTTCGGATGCCGCTGGTATCCGCTCGATCCTTCACGACCATGAGCTCTACGTTGCCCACGTCGAAATCGACGACGGGGATGACCCGGCCGCCATCGTCGACGCCATGGTCAGCTCGTTGGGCGTCTACAAGGGCTCGGGCTCCCCGACGTTCTACACCACGCTCCCTGTCCTCACAAAGATGCTGATCCATCGTGATGGTGATGGTCATCGTCTGTGGAGAACTCCGTCGGAACTCGCTTCGGAGATGGGCGTTGCAAACATCGTCACGGTCGAGGTCATGGAGACGGAGGCCGATCTCTTCGGGATCGTCGTCAATCTCAAGGACTACACGATCGGTGCCGATAAGGGTGGCGACGTCAATTTCTTCGACGACTTCGACATCGACTACAACCAGTACAAGTACCTCCTGGAGACCCGTGTTTCGGGTGCTCTCACGAAGATCCGTTCCGCCGTGGTCGTCGAGAAGAAGACCACTCCGTAAAGGTAGGCTGCCATGACGCGGTTCTTTGGTCGTATTGGTTATGGTGAATCAGTAGAAACTGCGCCTGGCGTGTGGGAAGACGAGATTGTTGAGTACCCATACTACGGAGATGTCTTTCGAAATGCGAGAAATCTTCATGAAGGTGAAAATCTCAACTTTGATCTCAATGTCCAAAATTCAATTAGCATTGTGGCTGACGCATATGCTAACGAACACTTCTTTGCCATTCGTTACGTAGAGTGGGCGGGGGTTTTGTGGACGGTTACTAGCGTCGAAGTGCAAAGCCCTCGCCTTCTTCTAAGATTGGGGGAGGTGTACAATGGCCGCACGCCTGCAGTTGCACCAACTCCTTGAAACATTTACGCCGAACGTATATTTTCAGCCACCGACTAATGTCGTGTTGAAATACCCATGTATTATCTATCGACGCGACTTTGCTGATACCAAATTTGCTGATGATATCGTTTATGATCATAAGTTGAGATATGCAATCACAGTTATCGATCAAAATCCTGACAGTGAAATTCCGAGAAAAGTAGCAACGATGCCGATGAGTTTGTTCAATCGCTTTTTCACGGTCGATAATTTAAATCATGATGTCTATAACGTATACTTCTAAGGGAAAGGGTAAAAATGGCTCCTTTGACCTGGGATCAGGTCGGCGAAAAGGTTTATGAGACTGGTGTAGACCATGGAGTTCTTTATCTTCCTGACCAGGCAGGCGTGTACAACGAAGGTGTTGCCTGGAATGGTCTTGTCACAGTCACAGAGTCTCCGACCGGTGCCGAACCGTCTGCGCAGTACGCCGACAACATCAAGTACCTGAATCTGATCTCTGCTGAAGAGTTCGGAGCAACAATCGAGGCCTTCACCTATCCGGAAGAGTTCGGACAGTGCGACGGCACGGCTCTCCCCGCCCCTGGGGTTGCCGTTGGTCAGCAGGGTCGGAAGATGTTCGGCCTGAGCTATAGGACTCGAGTCGGTAATGATGTCGACGGGACCGAGTTCGGCTACAAGCTGCATCTTCTGTACGGTTGTCAGGCCGCTCCGTCTGAGAAGGCTTATGCGACGATTAACGACTCGCCGGAAGCGATCACGTTCAGTTGGGAAGTCACTTCTTCTCCTGTTCCCGTCACGGATTACAAGCCCACCGCACTCATCGTGATTGACTCCACTCAGGTGGACGAAGCCGATCTCGCGGCGCTTGAGGATCTGCTGTACGGAAAGGGCGCAACAGACGCGGCTCTCCCTACTCCGGACGCTGTCATCGCTCTCTTCAGCGGCGCCTAAATTGCAATGGAGGCTGGAGGATGCTCACTATTGTTGTTCCTGGTGTCGAAATGTTTGACGAGCAAGAACAGGAGTTTGTCAGTAGAGGTGACATGACGTTGGATCTCGAGCATTCTTTAGTCTCAGTGTCAAAATGGGAGTCAATGTACGAGAAACCGTTTCTGGGTGGAGCAGAAAAAACCACAGAAGAAATTTTCGAGTACATAAAACAGATGACGTTGACTCCAAATGTCTCTGAAGAGGTATTTCATAAGCTTTCTGAAGAGAACATCAAAGCTGTCAATAAGTACATCGAAGCCAAGATGACCGCTACGTGGTTTAGCGAAGCTCCTGGGGCTCCACGTACTCGAGATGTTATTACCGCTGAGCTCATTTACTATTGGATGATAACATTTCAGATTCCATTCGAGTGTGAAAACTGGCATCTCAATAGACTCTTTACTTTGATTCGAGTTTGTAACATCAAACAAGCGAAGCCAAAGAAGATGAGTCGCTCCGAAATGGCTGCTCGGAATCGAGAACTCAATGCGCAGCGTAGACAGCAACTCGGCACCAAAGGCTAGAAAGGGGGTGACATGGCAGTTCTCAAATGGGATGAGGTTGGAGAGCGAATTTATCAGACTGGAATCGATAAAGGAGTTCTCTATCTTCAAGACGGAAAGGTAGTTGTCTGGAATGGTCTCATCGGAATTGAAGAATCCCCGAATTCCGAATTGAAATCGTTCTTCTTGGACGGTGTCAAGTATTTGGAGAATCTAACCCCGAGCGACTTTGTGGGAAAGCTCAAGGCATTTACCTATCCCGACGAATTCGATACTGTAAACGGGATTGCTATCGTTTCTCCCGGATTGTCCTATCATGAGCAACCACCAAAAAGTTTCAGTATGTCGTATAGGACGAAAGTTGGTAACGATGTCGAGGGCGAAGAGCACGGCTATAAAATTCACATTCTTTACAATGTTCTTGCTACTCCTGATACGAAGGGTTTCTCAACAATTCAAGATTCAGGAGTTCAACCCGTTGAATTTGGATGGACCTTAACGGGAACTCC